TTTGTTCAGTCGGCTGAATACGCCAGCTAATTCTTTTCAGCATTTAACCACCGCTTTTCAAACATCTTAGCGACTTCTGCCATCTTGTTCTCATTCATCGACAATCACTGCCTCGCCGCGCACCAGCCAATCAAGATAAGCATAATTTTTTCGCCATTCATTTCCATCAAAATAAAGCAATCCACGTTGTTCATCAAACTGCAAGCATTTTAGTTTACCGTTAAACCTTACATCAAACTCCTCGCCCAGCTTCTTGCCGAACAACTGCGCTACTTTTTCCATTTTATCCTCTGCCATCTTTTACCCACTCCCCGTTCATCATCAAAATAGATTTTTCATTTCTTAACCTTTTTAACAGCATTTATTCTCCATCTTCGCCACGCCCCTAGTCCATGTAATCTATCGTCCAACCTTTCTGACCTATCCTTGACGCAACTACTCCAACCTGCTTTATATCCTTCCTTATAGCCTTTATCGTATTGCCTCTGTTCTAAAACAGCTTTATATTCTTGCAAATAATTAAGTATTTGTCGCGCCTTTCTTGACCTTGGCTTTCGCTCTGATGATACGTTTTGAAGATACGCTATGCACTCGTCCAGCGTCATTATTTTCACCTGCCATTTCCTTGATAACAGCAATGCAATGCCCCACTGCCATTCTGTACATTACTTCTTCCATATAGCCGTATTTTTTATAATGCTCAATCACGTTTTGCATACGCTTAATCGCTTCGTCAGAATCAATCAGCATTGCTTTCACGCTCCCTACGCCGTTTTAATTCTTCAAGAAACTCTAACAACTCAATGCAATCAAGCCTATCTTTAATGCTGTCTAAATCGCCATATCGCAGTTCTTCTATCCATTCATCCAACGTCATTGCTTTCACGCTCCTGTTTCATCCAATCAACAAGTTTATCAAAACAACCTTTTACCCCCACAAAACGGCAATCACGGCAATCATTGACGTTTATGCAATAAATATTAGCAAGTTCCCTGTCTGACATATCAATCAGTTTGAGTAAAAATTTATCTCTATTAGTCATTACTTTCACGCTCCAATCGCTCAATATCTGCGCTTGTTATATGCCAGTTCGCAGGTACACCGTCCCCTTTTTCTTTTATTTTGCAAATCTTGCCTGTATAAGCAGGGCATCCATCACAAAAATATTTCTTTTCACATTGCTTTTGGATGACATACATAACCTTGGCTATATGCACTAACTCTTGCTTAGTCATTTTCGCTCACCACATAAAACTTCCAATTCTTCTTCGGGTTCTTGCAAATATTTATCCCAATAATATCTGCAATTTACCGTTTCAAGTTTGCCATTATAGTAATGTCGTTCTTTTTGTTCTGTGTAAAACTTTCCCCAACAATGCCCTACAACACCAACCACTTCTGCTTCGCCTTCATACGCTCCTAATGTATGATAATCATGTGCTTCGTAGAAATAGTGCATTTTAACAGTATCACCCGTATATATTTTCCTGCCGTTAATATCTTTAACGCCTGTATATCTACGTCTCATTTCCTACACCTCCACGCCCAAACCGCTAAGATTATGCACGCTGGCAGGCAGAATAGAAAACCTGCCAACATTGCTTGCAAATGCTCAGTCATTTTCCGCACCGAAAATTTCCTGCAAAGTTTTATGCAGAACACTTATTTTATCTTCCGGCAAATCATAAAGCATTTTGTAGCCTTGCTTTTCAATTTCTCTAAATAATTTAACAATATATCTTGCTTCATTCATTGCGCTTATATAACTGTTAATAATTGCTATATTCTTCTGTGTATGTTCAAAAAAGCCGTCACCGTAATGGCTTTCCCATCTGTCAACGCCTATTTTTCGCCCGTCTTTTTGGTATCTTTTCCCATTAGATAATGTTATATCACCACGTTTGGGAGAAACCGATTTTATTGTTACTTCATCAAACGTCCATAACGGATAATCGTAACAATGTCCAATAACAATTTTATCTCCGATTTTCGCTTTATCTAAGTCATATGATTTTAATTTGCTTTCGTCTAATTCCATTTCCCGCACCTCCGCGCATAATCATTAAATTGCCGCGCCACTTCTTCAACATACTCTCTTGTGCATTGACGTTTATTGAAACAATCCATACAGCCTACTAGCCACCACTCTTGGCTTGCCCTTCTCACGCTCGTGTTGTGGGAGTCACAGCTAGGGCAGTCTAATAATGGAATTGCTTCTAATTCTTCATCAGTCACATCAAAAACTCCACCGTAACTACCAACCACATCATAATCGAAATCACAATCAGCGATACAATTATTGCCAAACTTACTACAAACTTTTCTACAATTTCCTGCCGCTTACTCAACTTTATTTTCTCCTTCATTTTTCGCAATCACACATAATGCCCAAATCATTACCAACGTTATCAGCGCAAAGCAATAACCGATACCTGCACCAATCAGAACGCCCATGTAGTATTCAGTCATGTTTTCGACTCCTTAACAACTTCTCCCTGAACTCTGATTTACTCATAATGCGCCGTTTTTTGCGTTCTCTCTGCAATGTATCATCCAATTGCCGCAGCTTCTTATAAGCTACATATGCCGGATACTTCTGACTTCTGCCTAAAATATCCTTGGCTTGCATATCAACCACCAACCTTTAGACGGTATAATAACCGCGCTTATCGTTCTTCTGAATACATTGCAAGCGAATATTGCGCCGTTCTTTTTCGTGAAAGCCAAGCCCCGACAACGCCGTTTCGCAAGCCAACTGCACATCGGCAATTTCTTCCGCAACACGTTCTTTCTTCTCGCCATCGTTGAACGCTTGAACAACCTCGTCACATTCCTCAACAATCTTGTCAATGAGTGACTGCATGGAATTGCCTAAGAAGTGAACAGCCGGTTTCAGTTCTTTTTCTTCCTGTGATTCAGGCTTCTCTACACCAACATGGTACTTTTTGAGAATCCCCTGCATATCTTTCATTGCCCGGTCATAGCCTTCTTCAAAACCGTCACGCAAGCCCTCGTTGTAAAACTCCGACTTCTCAATACGCTTCTGCATATCATCAACCGCTATTTCACGCATACCTTTTACCATCACTCAATATTCCCCCTGTAATAATCTATTCCAAAATCAATTCTAATGGGTCTCACACGCCCTAGAAGCCCTGTCTAGGTGTTTACCCTACCTCTTGTATACCCTGTATATTTTCAAGCCCTTAGAAGGGCGGATTTTCAAGATTGGGTGCAACGGACGTAATCTTCACAGTTTGTCCGTTTGCATAGAACTCTGCCATTTTCTCTGCTTCTATTTCGGCTTCACTCATGGTATCTGCCTGAATCGTGTAGGTTTCTTCTCTGATAAACTCGACTGTCACATCGTAAAAAGTTTTCATTTCGCTTCACGCTCCCCTTTAACAATCATCTGCGGTTTAACATTCGTATGCCAATCATATCCACAATCCATCACTTTTACTTCTTTGCCATCAGACCACACAAGATATTTACGTTTTGGCGTGTCAGCTTTAGTCTCTGCCATGATGATTATCCCTTTCATTCCATGCCTTTAATGCTTCTTCTCGGCTTTCGTAATAATTCAACCTGCAACCGCAAGCCGTACACTCTGGATAATAACCGCCATATTGAATACCTGCACTTTCGCCGTAATGCGTATATACATCTACGCTGTCACTACCACAGAACGGGCAAGTTTTATTCTCTGCCATCTTATTCTTCTCTTTTGAGATAGAATTTCTCCCTGCGTCATAAGCCATTCTAGCTAAATCTGTAACATCATTATCTGACTGTTCGTCCCATGCCGTAAGAATCGGTGCTACTGTTTCAAAAGGAATTTCCTTCTGCAATTCAGACAGATTATATTGAGTTACTTCAAGTCTATCCTCTGCCATCTTCGTCACGCTCCCAATCTACTCAAATAATACACAGACTCGACGATTAATGCAGTTATCGCAATATCATGCCAGTTTCTGGCCGTTGCAACACACCATATCCCAAGGAGTAGAACGGTTAAATCCTGTATTGTCATTCTGCTTCACGCTCCAATCGCTCAATGTCCCATAAGTTAGGCGGATATGCTTCTTGCCCATCTTCACACTCAATGAAAATACACGGGTCGGCATAAAACGGACATTTCTTGCAGTCTTCCCATGTATTTGTTTCCCCTGCATTACAACAAATCTCACGAATCTCTTTTGCCGCTTGTAATAATTGCTCTCTAGTCATTTTCGGCTCTCCCTCAATTCTCTTACACCAGAAGTGCCACATATTACCGTGAACTCCCCTTCTTCCAACAAGTGCTTGCGCCCCTGCTCCTTACGGCGAACTTTCCCTGCCGCTTCTACTTTGCTCTTGGCTTCGACAATCACGGTTTTCTCTGCCGTAATCGTTAAATCCACCGCATATAACATCAAACCGCCGCCTTTTCTTTGCACTCTGCGTCAAATTCGTTGTTTATCTTCTCCATTTCTGCGTTCAGGTCAAAGTTGTACTCGTCTTTGAGTGCCACGATTAAATCATCAAGTGGTGTTTTACTGCCGCTTGCCAACGCTTCATGGTTCAGCGATAACATTTTCTTGTACCAACGCATGATACGTTCACGCCCAAACCCAAATTCATCATGCAATGCCATAAAACTCATTGCAAACATCTGCCGGATAACGTTCTCACGAATATCTGCCTGATACATTGGTGCGGCCAATTCCAAAAGTTTTTCAGCCTTGCCACGTTCTGCCGCCATCTGCATAGAAGCCAATTCTTTTCTTTTCTCAATTAAGGCTTCTTTGCGAATATCCTTGCGAACATCTTTGTTATTTCTGCGTTTCATTGCTCGTGCTGCGCTCATTAATAATCCCCCTCTTTGTACTCCAACTCAAAATGGTCAACATAGAAGCATTGCATTTTGAAATACTCATAGTCGCTTGTAAGCGGCCTAAACTGTTTAGGCATTTTCTGAATAGCCTTGTATTCTAACTCTGCGCTAAACAAGGCTTCTAAATATGGCTCACACATTTTTCTGTGCTTCTCTGGTGCTTCCGACAATAACCTGTTGGCTTCTTCCTCTGTTGCACATTGATTACAATGGTGGCGTGTTCCATCTTCGTCAACTCCAATTAAATGCCACATTCTTTTGCCCCCTGGTTTCGTAATACTCCTTTACCATTTTTTCTAACGTTTCATATTCTGATGGTGTCATTAGCTTGTTAGTGTAATTTTTTCGCCCATCTTCGGTTTTGTATTTTCCATTTTGGTCAATCATTGCCTTTATTGTGACTTTAGAATCGGTAAAGGTCATCATTGCACCTTCATAGCGAAAAGCAAGTTTTGTATTATCGGCAACACTTCTTGCTTTTTCAATCGTTATGATTGTGTTGAAAGGGAAAATGTTAGCAAGGTTTTTGCCTTTGTAGCTATCATCTGCGTCTTTCAAACGATTGATGGACAACCACAAGTCAGCTTCGTTCTTCATAGCCTTTGCACCTTGAAGTGTGCCTTCATCCGTCAACTGCGCCACCATGATAACGCAAGCATGATATTTTTGTGCCAATGTTTTTAAGCGGTTAGCTGCCAACCTCATAATCTGCCATTCCTGCAAATCTTTAACGCCTGTGCTTTTGGTAATATCCATGCGCCCTATATAGTCCACAACAATCAACTTGGTTTGGCGTTCCGTGTAGTCTTTGCGAACAATAGTTTCAATGTTGCTTAACTGCAAATCAGGAATAGTAGCGAAAAGAAGTTTACCGCTTGTGTATTTAGCAGAAGCATCCACTATTGCATCCATTACCGGCTTGAAATATTCATCATCTGCTTCTTCGTCACGATATTCACCATTAAGATATTTTCGTGAATCAATCTTGCACATATAAGACAAATACCTTGAAGCCAATGTTTCAGCGTCCATTTCAGAGTTGATGTAAAGAGTAGGTATCTTCTGCGTTACTCCGGCTTCAATCGCAACATTCATTGAGAACGCCGATTTGCCATTGCCGGACTTGGCAGATACAATAACCAACTCTCCGGCATGAAAGCCACCAACGTGTTTCTGAAATTGTGACCACGGCATATTAATTGTTCGTTCTTCACGTTTTTTTGGGTTGTTACATTCAGCAGCCAAATCAATCATCATCTGTGAGAAGTCGATTTTAGGGATAATCACCTGCTCTTTGGTGTTTCGGTTGATTATCTTCTCTGAAACCAACGTCATAAACTCTGCTGCTTTATTTGCGCCCTTATCTTCGTGTAAGCACATTCCCATTGACTCATAGAGGCTCTGTATCATATCACGCAATGCACGTTTATCTTGTACTATCTCCATACAAGAACGCATTTCTGTATCGTCTGGTGCTTCATCAAGCAGATAGAAGTTGGTCAGGTCAGTGTAGTTTCGGTTATCCGTGTTCATGTGAAAGTTCTTCGCTGTGAAGCGGTCAAGGTGCTTAGTATGGATATTCAAGAACTGCTCTTTACCGCTGAACACATTTCCTTGGTCAGCTTCTTCTTTCACGGTATTGAAGATGGTCTGAACGCCCTTATCCCAAAAATCCTCAACCTCCATATTGTCAAGAATCTCCTGTACCTGTTCAGCTCTACCTGCCATCATCACATGGGCTAAGATGTACTCAGAAGGAATATCCTTTTCGGATATTTCCATGTTTCTTAGAAAATGCTCGTAATCTTGCTTTATATCCCTGTGCACCTAACATCACTCCATATAAAACCCATCGTCATTACTTGGCAAACCAACAATGGCTTTGGTTTTACCGTTTTGTTTTTCATACTCCCCAATTGTCCAGTTCAGAATAGCCCTATAATCATTTTTATATTTTTTCCCCTTAGATAGCTTGTAGTTGTTCAGCTTATCTATACACCACTTTGTCCCTTCTTCACCAATTTGCTCTACAAGTTTGACATATTCAGCTTCAGTCATTTTTACTGCTTCGGCATATTGGACTTTGTTTTTTTTAGATTGAGTAGGTGGTGTATCGTCAGATACGCCTTCTATTTCTCCTATACTATCCTTACCTATACTAACCTTACCTATGTTTCCATCTTGTATACAGGTTTGTATACATTCTGTATCCAATAATTCATAAGGCTTACCTTTTTCAGCTTTCACAAGTGATTTTTCTGGACATTCAGAAGGGTGATACCTGTCTTTTTGAATGTAGTTATGTATTCTCCAATGCTTGATAACCACTACTCCACTTTCAAAAGGTAAGATATACTGTTTTGCAATGAGAACTTTTAATTCATCATCACTAGAACCTATCATGCGTTGAATACGTTTAGGATTATTTACAAACCCATCATCATCAGCCCTCATAGCTAAATGAAAGTACAACGCCTGTGTTGATAGCGGCATATCAAGAAATGAATCACTATCAATTATGCTTTTGGCAAACATTCTGCGCTCTGCCATGTAAAGCCCCCTTTGTTTCGGCAAGAAGGGCTTTCGCCCTCCCTGCGCAATTACTAAGTCCTAGAACGGGATTTCTTCTTCCGTAATGGCACTATCTTGTTTAATCTCTACGCATTTCTTCTTCGGTACAGGAATACCCTCAATGCCCTCCACCTTGCGGATAGCCATGCAGCGAACCGTAGTCTTGATACTGCCATCGTTGGCTTCGTATTCTTCTTCTCTGAACACGCCGCCGAAGAACTTGCCCATCAGCGACTTTTCATCGAGGTTGAACTTGAAGCCCTGATTGCTTGCTTCAAAATCCTCGATAACGGCTTTGAAACGCCCAAGGTGTTCTTCGTCAATCAACTGATAATACAAGCCACCATTAGGCCATTTAGCCTGTTTACCGTCCTTCTGTGCCTTCTCAACGTTCTTGGCGTACAAATCCATGTAGTATCCATCGAAGTCACCGCCAGCAATATCAAAGGCAATAACAAGCATAGGCTTGCCGGATTTGCTGTTGCGCTGTTCTACGTTCTTCACAACGCATTTATGACCACCTGCGGTAAGACGCTTGAAATCGTTTCTCTCTGCTTCTACGCTGTTCCAATTCTGAATGTTTAACATTGTCATTTCTCCTTCTTGTCGAAAAATTATCTATCAGCAAGCCTTTGGCTTAACCTTCTTCAAATTCTTTCAACTTTGCAAGCACCAATGCTATGTCGTTGTCGATTTCATCTTCTTCAAACATACCCAATGGAGTCTTGGCGGTGCTGTTATTGGCATGAACCTCAAACTTGTATTTGCCCTCATTCGCCTTTGCCAAAAGCACAATCGTAAACTTGCTTTCAGGCACAATCTTTTCCAACTTCCTGCCACTCGTTTTCATATGAGTGAACATATATCCTCCGTCCGTCATTTCCGTCTGTGAATGGGCGGTACAGATAACGGTTAAGTCCTCTCTAAGAGTTCCTATCATGTCTATAATGCCGTAGATGGACGTGGCTAAATCGCGCCATTGGTCAAACGAATTGTTTCTTCTCTCTGTCATTTCCTGTGCTAACATTGCGCCGTTCAGCGTATCAATGATAGCTACTTTAATATGTGGCATTTTTTCATCTATGTGTTTCAGATAACCCTGTATCTTATGCGCGTCATCACACACAACATAATTCTTGTTTTCAGAGTTGTAATCTTTTTTCCATGCACGCCACGGCAGGGATTTTTTATCCGCATTGATAATCAAAGTTTCAGCAGGATTCAAATGCCTAAACGATGTAGACTTTCCTGCACCTGAATTGCCAATCAAAAGTATTCCAGTTGCCATTATGCTTTCACCTTTCCTTCATAAAAACACTTGCTACAATACTCATTTATCCCGACATAATGCCCATCACCTCTTGCGATTTTTGCACCGCAATAATGGCATTTGTTGGAGATAAGTTTTAGCGATTTTCGCATACAGTTTTTGTTAATCATGCCCTTTGTTTTGCCCATTTAATACACCAGCTTTTCACCTTGTTCGATGTGCACACCATCGACTTTTTCACCGGCTTTAATCGCATTTTTTATAGCAACCTTATCAAGAGTAACTTCAATTTTCTGGTGCTGAAACTTGGTGGGCACTTTAGACAAATCATCAATCACTACGGCAGGTGGATTCTTGCGAACCTTCATCACGCCATACTTCGTAATGACTTCTTTATCGCCCATGTTTTTGAGAACGTAGGCAAAGGCGGATTCAAGGTTCTTTGCCCTGCTTTCCAATGATTTCCGCATGGTTGCAATGCGCTTTTCCTCTGCTTTCATATCCTCAATGCCGTGTTTCAGCATATTGAGATAGCAGATAGCATTGCCGCACTTCTCCACCTTAGATTCTTCCAATGCTACCAATGCTTCTTTTAACTGTTCGTCCGTCAAATCGCCGTTAGCGTGCATATTAACTACGCTCTCAAATGCCGAACCAACTTTATAAATTCCCATTGCGCAATTCCTCCACTTTGCTTAAAATCTTATCCATTGTCCGCATAGGTATGGTGATGTAATCTTTGTGAACCGGCAGAGGATTCCACGGCTGAACCGTAATTTTCACTATATACAGCCAGTCCATAACGCCTTTTTCGTAGAACGCCAAATCCCAAAATACGGTATTTGCTTTGCCTTTTTCACTCATAATGAGGTGCTCAATATGAACAAGCTCGTAGTCAAAACAGCTTTCCTTCATCGTCTTGAATACGTCCCTCACGTATTCGGGCAGGTTGTTCATATCCACATCAACTTTTATTGTTTCCATGTTGACATTTCCTCTCTGAATTTGCTACAATTCAAATGATGTTCGTTCATGCGTCGTTCCCTTCACGGGGAGCGTGGATTGAAATATGCGTTCAAACATCGACCCTCGGCACAGGGCAGCCCTCCAATCGTTGCCTTGTGCTTTTACCCTGAATTACCATAACCCTCTGATATGCAGGATATAGATTGCTAATCCCACACCCAAAAACAATCCTATGATGAAGGTAACTGCTAATGCGCCTTTCCACACCCACAGTGAGAAGTACGGCAATTGGCGGTTGCCTTTTTTCGTGTACGCAATTTCTTTTACTTCCTCCCAATCAGTCATTCTCATGCTTTCACCTCTCTGTTATTCCTGCTATCAGCAGTATCAAAACCACTGCCATGCAACCCATGATGAAAACCGCTATGTTACATAACCATCTGCCGATTATCTGTTGCTGGCGATATGCCTGTTTTTCCCGGCTTCTCTGTACTCTCGTTAGGAAGTCCAACTCCAGTTACCTCCTCCAGTTCTACCTCTTTGTGAAGCACCTTGCGTATTAGTTCCGCAAACACTTCTGCTTTTGTCGGCTTTTCGTCTTTTGCTTTCACGATTAGTTCTCCTGCGCTTAATGCCGCACTCTAGGCAATGCTGTTTGCCGCTTAATGCCTTGTGCTTGCCACACCATATACACAAGCCCTGTGCTTTCAGCCGTTCTCTGCGTGCCTTTGCTACCTGTAACCGCCTTGCTTTATGCTCCGGCGTTTCGTTGGCAAGGGCTTTTTGTTTGCGTTGACGGTCAACATCACGCTCTTTCTCCCTGCAATCAAGGCAGGTAACTTTGCCGTTTACTGCTTCGTGATGGTGACACCGCACGCATATGTGGTGGGCTTTATACCATTGGTAATCATTCATTTGACCCCCCTCAACCACTTCGGCCTTGGCTTCACGGTTTTCAGTGGTGAAATCCTGCCGTTCTTGTCTATAACGTACTCCCTGCCATCAGCGTCCTTGTGCGATACATGATAGTCAATGCCCTTGCGGTCAAGATATGAAACCAACTCCTTAAACTTGTTGCGGTCATGGGCAAAGTCATCGGCATAGAAGCAAGCCGTGTTGAACAGCGATATATGCACGTTCTGGTAGCCAACCAACACCAAATCAACATCAGCCGTTTGATGTTCTATAGGGCAATTCATATCGTAGCCATTGAACAAGTCTAACGTGTAGAAGTAGGCATTATCCCATTCTTCATAGGCTTTTCTCGGTATGAACGTACATAACAGTTCCCTTGGAGTAAGCCTTCCGATAAGTTCCTTGATGGCGCATATCACGTTTGAGAACTGCACCCACAAATGTTTAGGTGCTTTGCTTTCCATCAGCCATGTGTTGCGGTAAATGGCGTATCTGACAAGGTTGTAACAGCCCTTCATTAGTGCCCACCGATTCTCTGTATAGCAATAGTCGGTAATAGCTTTTGAAGCCATGTCGAAGTGCTTTTCTGCCAGTTCATCAGCCGCGAATTTGCGCTTTGGCTTCGGCAGTGTGCCATTAATCAGTTTCAGCATATTGCCCTCCAATTAAGTCAATCTGAATGTGCAATCTTGCCACCATTCAAGTCTACGTTTGCAGTCTTGATATATTTCTTTATAGTGCTTACCACCTGCCATACCTAGTTCAATCACATGAAATATCATGCTTTCGATTTCATCTAAGATATTCAACTGCTTGATATTGGCAAGGTCACGCTTAGAAACACCTGCTATTTTGTTAGCCAACTTAGAGTAAGTAACATAAAGCATATCTGCATGGGTGCTACCCTGTGATTTCGCATATTCAATAAGTTGCTTTATCACATCGGTTTCACTACGGCGTGTCAGTTTACCGGCTTTGCGTGTTTCTAGCCATGCTTCAGTTTGTTTTTCTGTAAGCAATTTTCTCATTTTACAGAACTGGTCAACTAATTCCGCTTTGAACCTTACGACAATATCATTGTTATCAAGTAGCGTTACAAGAAATAAAGCCTGTTGCTCGTTCAGATATGCTATTTTCGTAGGTCTACCGCCTTTAGGGTTTACGGATTTCAAATCCGAAAACCTCACAACGCCCCACCGTTCAAGGGTTTTGCGATAATTCTTTACCAACTTAATTACTGATGGGTGTTGGTTTTCTGTGCCACGTGCTATTTTCATAGTGTCTGTGAAAACATCGTTGCCTTTTAATACAACCAACTCGTTCATCGTTCTTCCACCTTTTCAAGAATCTTAGATACTTCTTTAACGCTTACTAAGTTCAGTTCAAGCATTTGTTGGTGTTGGCTAAGAAGTTTGAGATATAGCTTCTGCATTTCCTCCAACTGCTTAACATGCTCGGTGAGTTCCTTGATTTGTTTGCATGAATCACACATAGGTACGCCCCTCCTTTAGTTTTGTTTGAGTTGTTTAACTCTTGACGCAAAAAAAATATGGCTCTAAGTCGTTATAAGGGATTTCTAATACCTGTGCGATACGAAAAATCTCATCACGGCTAAAGTCACGCTTGCCAGACAAGCGCATTGAGATAGTCTCCGGCGTAAGCCCTACCGCATGGGCAAAAGCCTTGCGTGTACCACACTTCTCAATAATTCTGCCTGTCAGCTTACTGTAGTCATACTGTACCGACATTGTTTCACTTCCTTTCGTTTTGTGCAATAACCTTAACACAGTTATGATAATATCATAGCCGTTAAACAAAGTCAAGCATAAATTTGAGAAATTTAACGTAATGAAATAATGCTTGAATGTTTGACTTGTTGCATGATATTATAGAAGGAAAGAAAGGAGTGTTTGAGAATGGCTAACAAGATAGTTGCTACAACTGCTGAACGGCTACGATATGCCATATCGTATAGGCATACTACCGCTGCACAAGTATCAAAAGAAACAAATATTTCTAGAGGTTCACTTTCTCAATACATATCAGGCAAATTTTCACCGAAGCAAGACCGCTTGTATATCCTAGCAAAACATTTACGCGTATCTCCCTTGTGGCTTATGGGAGTTGATGTACCTATGGAGAAGCCAAAAGAATTCTTCCCTATCAACAACATCACCCTTGAAGAAAAGTCTAACACAACCAATGAAATATCTTATGAAACGTTGTACAAGGAGATTCAAGATATTGCCAATAAGCTATTGTCGCCAGAGGATATGAAACTGATAAGCAGAATACAGAGTCTTTCTATTGAGAATAGGGCTGTGCTTAAAGCTATGATTGAAACCATGTTACAGGCACAAAAAAACACCGCCCAAGCTGGCGGTGAAGATTTAAGCACACAAAAAGGCACTCCCTCGTTACAGTAGTGCCTTCTCGTGAAAAACAAATAAGCCATGTGAGTGACCGTCTGGGTTACTCAACATCATGCTACGTTAGTGTAGCGACTCCCAACCATGATTTTACTAGCAGGATGGGTTGCTATTTCCATATTTCATCATGGATGAATTTGTGTCCATACATATTATAAAAAAATAAGAGGGAATAACGCAAGATGTTTTTTACACAATAAATTAGGCGCGAATCCCGTTTTCGCACCTGTGCACAAGTGCTAAACAATTCGCGCCGTATAAAAGCCTTCAAATGCTTTTTCAGATACATACATTATATAATAGAAAAAGCCCCCTTGCAAGTATTTTTCGCAAGGGGGCTTCTTCCTGCCGAATTACCATATCTTAGAAAGGAGGTATGTATGACCACAAACCAAACCAAACCAAAAGTAGCACATCTTCATTCTACAAAAATAAGAAGATTTCTGTCAACTTAAATTTTATCAAGGTACAAAAGATTACCGTCAAAAAATTTGCCACCGATATTAAGGGAGTCCGTATATTGCCACATATACCCCTGTAAATCGTCGTGGGCACTCCATTGGGCGTTCCAGACCGCGCAACCTAAGTCCTGCCAATTAATATAATTCTCCAACCACGAATAAGACGCATACACACCACAATCCAAAGGCTTAATTTCTTTCAGAAACACACGGCAAATCTCTGTGATGTTTTCTCGTGAGAACTCAAATCCATGCTTGCGCTTATATCCGTCTGCGTCCTCCATATCAAAAAATACAGGCAATTCTAAGAGGACTCCCGCTTCATCAATCGTCTGTTTACAATTCTGCGCTTCTCTGTAAGCGTCACGGGGCGAAAGCGCATAGCTGTAATGAAATGCTCCACATTTCAATCCAACTTCATGCGCTCCCGCAACATTCTGTAAAAAATTTTCATCACGGCTATTCTTGCCGTAAGAACTACGAACAATGGCAAATTCAATTCCTGCGTCTGCAACGGCTTGCCAATTTACATACTTGTTGTTTTCAGAAACATCAATTCCCCTAATCATTATCCGTGTCCCCCTTAATCCATTCGTCATTATCATCAAATTTAGGGATGGCAGGGGAAAACGCTTCTCGTTCCCCCTCCAACCTTTTATTATCAAGCATTTCTTGAATATACGCCCACGCTTCGGGATATTTAACTTTGATTTCCGCTATCTGTTCCGTTACCGTCATTTTCGCTTATACCTCCTGTTTCTTCTCCTGCGGAAGATACAGCCTTTACAGTAACACTACGGATAAAATACCCTTCATCAGCGGTAACGGTTACATCTTCATTAGTAGGAGTGACTTCAATATCCTGCGGTTTTTTTGCGCTTGCAACATTTGTAAGCACCCCAATAATTTGTTTAGATGTTACATTCAATGTCATAGTCATATTTCGCTCACTCCCTTGTCACATCAGCTAAAATAACAAAAGAGTGTTGTCCGATTGTATGAATTGACCCATCTTCAAGAACTTTTACCTGTACATCATAAATGTACACGCCATACGGCAGGAGGTTTGTATCTTCGTGTGAGAAGGTAATCTTGCCATCTACAAACGGTTTCTGCATGATGAAAGCTATATCATCAACATTTTTTTTCAATGTGAATACCGCTTCATAGGCTTCTGGTTCGACTACAGTTTTTTCTTCATCATCAAGAGTTAAATTTAATTCAACCTCTCCTGTGTCACCACGAATCAGTTTAATGTTATTTTTAGAAATCTGAAACATTTAACTTCACCTTCTATTCTTCTTTGTATGAATGTGGAAAAAGACGCATATTATTTAGAAGTACCTTCTTTCTCATAAGCATATTGCTCCAATTTCCGTTTTATACTAGCGGGAACTGGAACACCGCAATAGCTTAAATTTTCAATTATGGAAAGCCCTTCATTGCCTAAAAGTGAATAAGTTGCAACAGTAGCAAAAACATTTTGTCCTAGCGCAAGGTCAATACCATGCGCGAACACTACAGAAGTTAATACCGCTAATTTTTTCAAAATACCGATAAAACCCTTTTTGCTAGACAATCTTTTTTTAGGACGAATATAAGCCGCCATAACTCCTGTCATGTAGTCGATAAAAACAAACATAGCAAGTGCCGTTAATGCGTCATTCCACATGCCAAATAAAAAAGTAATCATTGTGCCAATAACCCCCGTTATCGTTCCCCAGATTGCTTCTATTCGCGTAGGAATAATAGCCAATAGCACTTTTTCTACATCTTGCAATTTAACCACCCTCTTAAATACTATAAAAAGCTACGCCATCAGAATGTAATTCTACACTTTGATTTTGAGATAACACAATATTGGTAGTAGCCCCTGTAGCCCCGTAAAAAGTACCATAAGCCAATGTTACTGTTCCTGCACCCTTATTAAATATTTTGAAGGTCATATATGGGGTTGGTTCTTGGGGCATTGTTAAAGTAATATTGCTAGAAGTATTAACAACTAATAATTTATTTGAATGGTCGTTTGTAAGCGTAGTATCAGCCGTTATTGTTACCGTTCCGCGTTGTCCATATACGCCGAATAAAAGAATCTTTCCATTAGAATCTATTGTTCCTATATCTATCCATAAAGTATTATTCGCATTTCTGCGTTTTAATAGATTATTCCCTGTATCAAGCCATGTACAAAATGGATAAGCATTATTGGGATTCATTGTAGCAGGGTCAAGACCTCCTGCAAAATCCGTAACAATGGTTTGGAGCGCATTATTTATCTGTGTTCTTACTTCCGCGCCTGTACCATTTTGTATTAAAATTGAGTTTTGCATAATTCGACACTCCTTAACTATGTACTGTGTAGCCAAACTTCTTTACAACGGGCGTTATGTTATAGTTGGTTGTGCTTAATTTTAGCTTAAAGTCATAGTATTTACCTTTATATTGTGAACCACTATAAAGATATTGCCAATTTCCAAACGTAGTACCATCATCAGAAGTACGGACATAAGGGGTTATAGTTACACAATTTCCCACATCCCCGCCATCAAAATTGATAATATCATCAAAAACTCTTACTGAATCTATCCATTGTGAAACATTAAAAGTTTCTGCGTCAATATCAACATCAATATATGCCATACTTCCCGCATTATTAATAATTTGATGTTCAACAGGAATTTGATATGTACCTTCTGATTTTACACCTTTACTAAAATCTGTTCCATACAACGGTGCTAACGTCAATACATTATGATAAGTATTTGTAATGCTAGGTTCTACCTTGCTTGCATTTGATACCGTTCTTTCTGTATTGAAATACAAATAGCTATATGTTTTTATAGTTCGTGATGTATCTGCATTTATTATATATTCAACAAATACTTTACGTTTTGTATCTGTCCGTAAAGTTACTGTAGATACACCATCTGTTACTTCACGTTCTGTGTCAAATTCTGTTGTTTCTTCGATATGAACACTACGTTTAGTATCGCTATTAACTGTTACTGTTGTAGAATATGGAACTGTAGTTACAAATAATTTAGGGGTTACACTAACTTCTTGTGGAACTGTAGTTACAAATAATTTAGGGGTTGTTGTTACATTGCTAACATCTACATCTATAACTGAAAAATCTCCACGCAAAATACCATTTCGGTCATTCCCAGAACTGTCTGTTAAGGATTTTGTTGTAACCGCCGTTTCAGTAGGAAGATATTCTACAGCCAAATTTTCGTCAACATTTAATTCAAATTCAAACAAATCAAATTTAGCATATATTTTTTCACCTGTATATGAAGCACCTAAATAAAGAACGTTTGAATTGATTGTATTGACTATATTCAGATAACCCAAATATTCATTGTCAAGGTATACAGATAATTTTTTTTCTGTATATGATACTTCAACCTCAACAACATGAAATGTCTTATCAGAAACATATTTTTGAGTATCCCAACCAAAATCACCACTACCATTAGTTAATGTACCATAAACTAACTGTGACGCATTATTTGTGCCAGATAACCCACTAAAAATAAATAAATTTCCTGCTTTTATATCTATATGAAAATCCCGTGATTTATACCCACCGCTATCAAAGCCAAATATACATGGTTGATTATATATTTGACTACCGCTAGAAGTAGAATATGCAATAAAATTAATAGTTACTTTCCATGTTGTTGCATTTTTAACTGAAATAGGGATTTCACAATATGAATTTGTGCCGTTAAAGCGTAATCCTATATTATTCATATTTACCCCCTATTTATGAAGTATAACTTGCTATTGCCGTTGCAGAAATATCCGCTAATTGAGAAACAGTAAAATTATCCGATTCTGTACTAGCTTCTAATGGAAGTTTTATGTTTTTTGTAACCGTACCTTGAGTTATATTAAGAGAATTAATTGTGGCGGTTGGCATACAATTAAGCAAAGGTATTGTATATCCTGTTACAGTTTTTTTTGTTTCATCAATGGATGATGGTTGGGCTGTAATAGTCATAGAAGCACCTAAAGTATCTGTAGACGCTACTCCATCTGTTATCGTCCAATCATTTGAAGTAATTGTAGGAGTTATTTCTGTTACAGATTCTATAAGAGGAAATTCTGTATCAGAAATTATTACATTGCTTATATACACATAATATTGAGAATATATACCACCGATTAATGCTCCTAATGAAACATCCGTTATCGTTTCCCCATTATTTCCACAAGTGACAGAACCATACAAAATACCATCAGCATATATATCCGCAACATTTTGAACTGTATCAAAATGAATAAAGAAATCACGTTGATGATTAGCAGAAGGGAAAGTTGTTGATTTTGAGGGTATCATAATCGTTTCACTAAAAGTTGTATTAGCGTCTGTTACTACAATTTGTGAAGAATTTTCTTTAATTACCAAATTTTTATTTGTAGTTGAAGTTTTTATTTCACATATTGTACGGTCAGTAGCATTAACTACATTTGTAGCTACCGTAAATTTAAGATATAAAGAAGTTGTTGATGTTTTTGTTGAAATTAATTTCGTTAATACAAATGTACGATGTGACTCTGTATTTCTAATAGCATTATTTTGAACAATATACTCAGACGCAGAATCAAATAATTCTGGATAACAAGTGTTTAAATATTTATATCCCATAATAAACACCTTCTTTTATTCTACAACTTCAACTTTTGCAACCACCTGTATCGAAACGCTTGTATCAATAACAGGCGTTTCTGTCGTAGAACTTGACGCTTTCACATAAAAACATTTATTAGTTGCACCAATGGTATCTGAAATCGTTAATGTGCTTGCAAAAGTCCCATCAGCGGTAGCACAAAAAGACCAATATCCCGTTGTTGTTCCTATCGCTGTAATGGTTGTATTCCCTCTGGTCTGATACCCAGAATCACACCGCAAAGCCAATTTTACAGTAGTGTTTTCGCTAATAGAACCATCCAATGAAACAGCAACGGGATTAGTCCCTGCACCACCTTCCGAAACCACATTACCGTCCGTACCGCTATCAGTAGGATTATTATTATACAATTTAAGAAAAGCCATTTTATTAACCCCCTTACGGAATAACTACCGTATCATCACAAGTGCCAATCCATAAATCTATAGATTCTTCATTACTTCCTATAATTTCGCCTACAATCGTATATTCAACATTGACGCTAACAGGAGAAGCATAATATGTTTTATCTGTTCCGTCAAAAGCTGTAGCAATCCAATAAGTACCGCTAGATGTAAACTGAAATTTTGTACTATTGGTTTTACCGACTACTACAGAATTATTCCAACTACTACCTTTACGAATTTCATAATAAATATTTCTTTCGTCATGTACAGCCCCCCATTCAACAAATAATTTATTATCCGTGTAATAGGTCATAAGTGTTTCATTGTTTATGGGGTTAGGTGGATAATTCAAAGCGATACCGCGAACCGTAAATTCATACGGTTCAACATCACTAAGCGACTGTGTATTAGTGCCAAAAATATTGAATGAAGTAAACTTCACATAATATGTTTTCCCAATATTGTCTACACTAAAATTATAACTCAATCTCGTTTTATCACATTTTACAATGTATGCACCCAAACTATGATTTTTAATTTCAGACCCATATAACCCTCTACGAATATATGAAAGTTTATATGTTCCTGTATCTACCAATTCTGCCGTTTGATAAGAAATAAATTCACCATCAACATATGACAGATTTACAAAGGAATCCGCACCATCTTTAGTGGTAGATTTCAATTCACCTGCAAGCATTTTTACAAGCGGTTCATTTGTAGTATCTGGGTCAGTACCTATCGGCAAATCAGACGCTAATTGCCCCTGTGTTGCAGAATTACTTATCACTCCAATTTGTCTATAAGTATTATTATCTTCTGAAACCCAAACATTGCAACCGCCCCAATATGAATTTTGTCCACTTGCATAAATCCATACATCAAGTTTATTTGCGCTTTTCGATAAAGCATAAGGCAATTCAAAAATCATAGGATAGTTTACATTGCTAGGTTCTGCATTTGTTATCGGAACGGCTCTTTCTGGTATTTGAACCGCATAATCTGGGGCGGTTAGAGTCCCAGAAAAATTATCCTCAAATGTAATGTCTAAAGAAAAATCGTCTGCATTTTCCTTTATAGATACAACACGAACCGTAGTAAGCCCCATTCCTGCTAATTCACATTCAAGGGTACAAGCGTCCATAGGTTCAAGCAAGATAAATTCTTGTCCTACCCTTATTGTATATTTGTTACGGTTATATAGCTGTTTCTGTAAAATAACTTGTGCAACGGCTTGCGCTAATTGTGGAGTCATAATTTCATGGTGGGTAAATGTTCCTGCTTGCCGTACACCATGAATTTCAATATCCCCTTCATTAGTCGCATATACCATATTAGTATTATAGTCATTTGCTCTTGAAAGATGTTCTAACGGGATTACATTATAAATGTCAGCGTCAGAAGTTCTTTCAATGGATATTGATTCAGAATCTTGGTCTAAAATATCCTTATCCGTAATAGCATAATTGGCAGGTAAGCTATCCCAATAAGGAATTATTTTTACTTTGCCTTGGCTAAATACATATTCGCTATTGGTACACTCCATTAATTGAGTGATAATATCCGTACAAGCTATTGACGAATCATAAGAAGGAGAAATCAATAAGCTGTTTTGCTTACAATAAGCCGAATACTCACTCAAATCACCTATCAACGCTGTAGGGAATTGTGCACCAAATACTTCTGACTCCAAAATATAGGTAATAATATCACTAGGATTAGCGTCTGTAGCCGTAAATGATACATTAGCTTCAATAGCATAATAATAAATGCGAATATAAGTAGGGTCTGGGCGATAATAGCCATCTTCTCTATCGTCAAAATTGAATTTATAAGTATAAACCCCTGCTTTATCATTCCCGTATTGGTCTTTACTTTGTTCTATCGTATAGTAACGAGAATCAAGCGTTTCCCAATGTCCTGCACCACTAAGCGAATCAAATACAAATTCTTCAACAAACCTATTACTCTGGAAATTGGATATTTCAATTTCTTTTTGATAAGCATATTGTTGCATTTTTTCATTGGAGGGTTGTCCTTGTGCGGAAGTGCAAAGTCCAAAAACTTCAAAATTCAAGTTTGGCAAAGAAGAACTTTCGCCCAAATCTAAAACACCTGCTACATGGCAAATACCGCCATAAACAAGTGCATGGTCTGGGTGATTAGTTTCCATATACCCCCACGGATATTGTTGCCCATTCACATACATATTTAAAGTAGTAAGGGCGGTAGAATTTGCTCTTTTTTCATATCCCCCTAAATATCCATTAAAGAAGGTTAGCCCCAAAGCATTTAAATCTGTTGTTTTAGAGTCGGCATAAACTTTGCCTACTCCTGTACAAACTCCTTCTGCTAAAGCCATGTCTGCGGCAACGGTATAAGTATAGCTTACATTTTCTGACTTTGTGCCACCGCCTTTTCCTGCTTCTTGCGTTTCAACGTGTTCAATCGCTGTAAAATCCATGTAATCAAGAAGAACAGGGGCAACTACAGTAGTACCAAAAACAATTTTTATCGGTACACCGTAGGACGATTGATTAACCGCAAATGCAGAAATCCTAGAGGTGCTATTTCTTATTGTTTTTGTCTTGAACAAAAAGCCCATTTATTTGCACCACCTGTCTAAACGATATACACCATACAAAGAGGATTCATACCCTCTCATATTACTGATAATAACCCCTTGCCGTGTATAAGAATGAATTAAATATTCGTTGTCATATACAAACGCCGCATGGTGGGGAACTTTTGAACCTTGGAATTGATATACAAGAATATCCCCTATTTTTCGGTCATTGTTATTTACCCGTTGGCAATATTCTTCAATCTTCATCAGATATTTAGGAACGGCACAATGGCAAGCTATATCTTCTGGGTAATGCGGTATATCAATATGAGGAAGAAGTTTTGCATTTTCAAGAACTCCTAACAAAAAAGTTCCGCAATCACACCCTGCCCCTTTTACCCTACCTTCTGAATGATAAGGTGTACCAATCCATGTTTTTGCTTCTTCTATCAAACGCATACGCTCTAATGCTTCTTGTTCTTTCTGCATAACTATTTCACCTCACATAAGTACATTTTTGCAAGGCAAGAACGGGCAACCTCTGAAATGGATAAGGTTGCTATATACGTTTTTGCAAGTATTCATTGTTTTATCACAACCACATAAAAGGTCAAATGTATCTCCTGCATTTACTTCCTCTGTAAACGGCTTAAACAAAATAACCCTATGATTAGAAAAACTCTTTATTGAAGAATACTGTCCTTTATTCTTACCACTTGTACTATAAATCATACCATTATTGAAATATCCATCAAGGTAATTACTGTCTACAACTATAATCCCCTTGCTACTTCCTTCTTGTGCTGTAGTATGCACTTTATAATTTTCTGGATTAATTTGACACATAAAATCACCAAAATGGTTCAAACAAGAAGGTTTTACAAGATTGCGTGGTAATTCTTTTGACAACATATCTGTAGGGGATTTTATTTGAATACTTGCATGGTCTAATTTAACTTCCTGCACTTCCATACGCCCAAAGAAACGTGATTTTAACACATAATCTATAGGGATATTAGGCATATTATATTGCCACGGAATAGGCGAATATAATCTATCCAATGACACATAAGCCTTGTCAAAAATGCCATCTTTTAATGCCTTGAACCATGTTCTTTCATCATTAGGGGTAATCGTATCAGACGGATTATAATTTATAGTTAAATCCATTGTTGCGGTTTCCGTCCCGCGTGATTCTTCTATATCGCCGTGTTCAATCGCGATATGACGATATTTATTACCACCACAAGTTAAATCCGTGTCATGTCCTGTATATAAATACATTTCACCACTTCTAAAATCTTTCATGCCCGTAGGAGGGTCAGCCATAAAGCCTTCATCATTAAGATTACCGTTAAAATGCAACAAACTTAACGTATTTACATCTGGTGTAAATTCTTGTGTTGGCACATCAAAAGGTTGGGTATATCTAGCGCAAGAGGATATTCTAAATTCGTCCATAATACAATCCCCCGCGCTTGCGTCTATATACATATACGCATTACTTGGAATATCTATTTTTTCACTATCTGCCAAATGGTACTCGGATGTTCTTTTCCCATTAAAGAAAGTATAAATATCTCTCCCCTTTTTGCAAACAGCATAATGTACATTAGCATACTGACTTGTACCTTCTGTACCTAATGAAATGGCAACCACTTTTTCGGTTCTTTCCCCATTAAGATACGTCCAAAACAAAAAATTTTGCATTACAGCAAATGTAGACGATTCCATTCTAAACCCGCTTTGATTCATAAAATTATAATCGGTTACAGAAAAATAAGTCCCACCTGCACTTAAATATCCAAAAGGGAAACTTGTCCATCTAGTAAAATATTCAATAGTCCAATCGTTTTCATTCCAATCAAAAACTTCTTCTGACGGATTAGACGCTTTTATAAGTGGTTTCCCTATATCAGCCTCAGACCTTGCAGGGTCATATAGACCTAATCCAAATCGACCACTTGCATATACAATATTTCCACTACTATAAGGATTCCACCCTAACAGCTTATCAGTTCTTTCAGAACTATTCAGCCACATAGTATATAAATCAGCTATATACCATGTACGTTTCTCCCCTGTCCTATATTGGTGGAGAAGTGCCTTTAAAGAATCCGAACACGTTTTCATTTCATCAATCCACCTTTATAGATTCAAGCGTCAATTCTTCTAATGCCCACCCGCCAAAAAATATCTGCTCTAAAGTTGCTTCGTCTTGTGCAAAATGGCAACGATAATACCATTTCCCAGACCAATAAAGGGTTTTACCATCACTAGGAGCATTGTCAAACATAACCGTTCCTAATGAATTAATTTCATAGTCTGTACCTTCCGTAAGTTCTACAGGAGCATTAGAACCTTCTTTAGAAAAAATTTGCGGGTGCTCTAAAATGCCAAAAATCGGTTCAATAAATCCACCGACTTCATGTGTTAATTGCCATTTTTTTGTTTCGCCGTCCGTATCTGCAAACTTCTGCATTTCCACCGTGTTATCTTCAAACAATGGGTCAGCGTATAAAAAATCTACACTTGCTCCGCCTACACGATTATAGAACCCCGCAAGCGTCCGTATATCATCAGCTTGACTATTTTCATCACTCAAATAATCAAAACTTAATGTAAATTCATAATAAGGATAGGTGTAAAGTTGAACAAACTTTTTCACCCCGCTTATTGTCTGATTTTGCAATGTTTTCCAATGTGGCGTTTTCCCAATCGGATATTGCAATCCTCGAAAGGTCGGAAATATCAAATCACTCACTGCTACACCTCCTTTAGCGTAGAAATAGGCGGTAGCTTTTGCCACCGCCTAATCAAATTCCTATGCTATTAGTCTACCATGAATTTACAAACTTTTGGTATTATACAAAAACATTTCACATCAACCCTTTTGCTGTGAGATAGCCATTGCGAATACCTTTTTTGACACTCTTAGAAAGGTCACGATTGTAGTCACGCAATACGCGCTCAAAACCACGAGAATCAACCGTAGACACTTGGATATTGCTCTTAATATTAGCGTTACTGCCACTCATGCTACCGCCCAAAGAACCGCCGTTTTTAGCAGTTTCACGGATAACATTTGCCTGTTCAGGAGTCAACACCATTTCGTTCTTATGAACCATTGCGAACATATCCTGTTCAATGTTACCGCCAATATCAAATGATGGCACATTGAACGTAGTGGACTGCAATACAGGCGAAGGAGTCATGTAATAGCTGTCGGGAGAACGCCCAAGGTTTACAGAATCATGGCTTTCGGTAGTCGAAGAACCACCACCGCCACCAAACAAGGAGAACAAGGCCAATACTGCCATTATCCACCCCATCATCTGTGCCGTGGTTGCCTGTACAGTTGCCGCTGTTGCCTGTGAACTAGCAACGATACCTGCATTTCCCATTTCAGTAGCCATCTGCTTAGACACTTCCATGCCTTGCCATGTCATAGTCATAGCCTGTGTGCCTGTCTGTATACCGCCCGAAATGGTCTGCATACCTTGTTGCGTAATGTTAGACATACCGTTGATGGTCATTTGCGTGGTATTACGCAAGGCAATCATACCCGGTTGAACAGCTTTTCGCATTTCGCTGGCAAAGGAGTAACCACCCAAAGCCTTGACAAGTGGATTCTGCCCTACGCCTTTTCCTTTGTCTGTGCCACCACCTAAAGAAGAAAGCGAGTTCTGCGCCCAACCAATAAGGTTGAAGCTAGTATCGTCACCGCCTATAGACTTGCCACCTGCGGATTTCATGCCGACAATATCTTCATAAGCACCTGCTTTATTGCCTGTTGCTTTCGGCTTGAAGATGGCATTAGACAACCACTTTTTGATTCTTTCAGCAAAGTCCTGTGAGAACAGCTTGATAATATCCTGCACCAATCCCTTGAAAATATCCCTAAAGGCTTCTGCAAAGGATTTCGTGCGATTCAAAATACCTTCAAGCCCACTCTGTATGCCATTGGTAAGGCTGTCAATGAAGGTGGTTGCATAACGTACTCTATACGCAAATTCTTCATCATTGATTTTCTTGCGCTTCTCATAGTAACTCTGCTCCAGCTTGTAAACTTCACTAAGGGCTTTCATGGTAGCATCAACATCACGAGAAAGATTGAACATCTTTTCTGCATAATATTTAGCGTCTAAATCCGTCTTGGCGTTTACATAGCCTTGGTATGCAGCCAACATATCATCAGCAGTACCCTTGGACATATCAACCGTAGAACCTAACTTAGCGTCAAGTAACGGCTTCTGCTTGGCATAGTTGCTTTCGTTCTTCTCCCATTCGTACTTGCGAACATCAGACTTATTGATAAGTCCTAGCTTTTCGGCAAAGGCAATTTCAGCGTCAGCCATCTTCTCAATGGCTTTTACCTGCGTGTCGGTGGATTTCCGAATATCCTCCTGCCGTTTTGCTTCATACTTAGCCGCTTCAAGCAGTTGCTTTTGGTAGTCCTTCTGTGCCTGTTCAAGTAATGCGTATGGATTCTTGCCGTTTACGAACATGATTTTTTCATAAAGGGCTTTTTCGTCTAAGGCTGTTACCTTTTCACCCTTCATTTCACGTTCATACTTTAGCTTCTGCAATTCAAGGTCAAACAATTTCTTTGCCTGTTTATAGGCATTTTCAATGGCTTTCTCACCATCCGTATAATTGTCCTCACCATTCTTGCGTTCAAAGCGTGTAGCATATTCTCGTGCAGATTTCTGCCGTTCCCAATCAGTACCACCGCTATATACGCCACTACGCTCATAGTGCATATTGATAAGGTGCGCCCATTGTTCCGGCGTAGAAGGTACTGCGTCCAATATCTTTTGATAAGAACCGCGTTCAGCACCTTTTGTCATTTCATGCACGATGTAATCATACTGCAAAGTACGCTTCGTGTTCACATCAGAAGCATAATAATCAGATTGACTCATGCCACGCATAGACAGGTATTCACCTAAGAATCTGCCCCATCTATCCGAATCCCATTGTATCATGCCCCAATGGTCACCGTTTGTAGCGTCTGGGTTGAAGTTGCTTTCATGGGCAATATTAGCCAAAATGCCTAGAACCATGTTCTTATCTAAGCCTTTGCTGGTGAGGTAGCGATAGCCCATTGCTTCTGGTGAGTTGTCAGCTTCTTTTGCACCTTTAGGTGATTTACTACCTTTAGTACCTTTAGTCCCCTTTTGTGGGTCATCGGTAACAACGCCCGAATCATCATCATCTACCAGTTTAGTATCTGTGCCTGTACGAATCCTACCTGCTTCAAGCCTAGATTTCGCAGAAGCCGCCTTTGATTTAGCAAGGTCATTTTTTAAGGCGGCAATTTTTTGCCTGTTTTCCTTGCCTATGCCTTGGTCATCTTCACTTCTAGGCTTAAATTCTACTTTCGCATATTTTTCACCAGAAGCAACAATAGAATCACCCAAACCGCTTAGTTTATCGCCCCAACTAGGCATAAACTCTTTGACTTTAGCCCCCAATCCCTGTATTTGTTCGCCTAATGCTATCGTAGCATTAGCAATGCCACGACAAATACTGGTGATTGTATCTCCTAGAATCTGCCATGCTGTTTTTTCATTCTCCAACATGGTGATTTCATTTTCTATGCGTATTTGTTCAGCGTCATTATAAGCGGCTTGTGCTTCTAATGCGTCAGCCAATTCCTGCTTTAGCTTTTGAGTCTTTTTGCTATGAGCGTCTTGCAAGCCCTTAATGGAAACTTGAATATCGCCGTTCCAATCAATTTGCTTTACAGCGTCCTCACCTACAATATCGGTCAATTCTTTGTCGGTAGCAGCTAAAGCCCTTTTCAACTGCTCATTTTTTTCAGTTCCTTCGCTAGTTTCATCTAACGCTTTTTGAAGTTTAACATGGCTTTCACAAAGCGTAGCAATAAATTCAGATTGTTCGCCAATCGTTTCTATCTGTTGCCGTTTAATCTGAATATTATCTTCTAATGCTTGTGATTCTTTATTAATTCCATCAATGCTTGTACTTACAAACGCATTATAGCCTAAGAAAGCCGCCGCACCTGCAACAACCAATCCCAAAAGGATATTCAATCCACCAGTCGCCGCTGTCATTGCCGCCGCCCAACCTTCTGTAACGGCAGTAGTACCTGCAACTATTCCTGCATAAACACCCTGCGCGACTATCAAGGATTTCATTCCTGCGGTGAATAATTTTACAACGGTAAGGCAAGCACCTATTGCACCTGCTACTGCAATAAAACCACCAACCATTCTCCAAACATGGGCAGGTGTTTTTTGCAATGCCTGTGCAAAGCTATTCAGCCTAGAAATCATATCCTTTATGTAAGCAGAAAGTCCACTAGCACCTATGCCAGTAGCTATTCCTGTCATTGTCGCTTTTAATTGTTGCATTTTACGGCTGATAGTATCTAACTGTGCCGCTATCTGGTCATTTGAAAAACCTGCCGCACTAATAGACATACCATAAGATTTAATAAAGTCCTCGTAAGAACCTAATACACTTGCTACTTTAGACCATTGGAATTTCACTTTGTTACTCTATCCATACGGATAGGGATAGGTCATTTCTGCCTATCTCACGCCCTTTACATTCAAGGCTATAAGGCGTGGCCAGACTGTACATTTATCCCTCGGCTTTACGTTAGGGTAGCTATTTGCAGTCGTTCGGGTTTCCCTTTCGGGTTTTACCACGGTCTTGTCCTGCCTTTAGGATTTTAACCGTTATTAAAGCATACTAATAATGTGTTTCCACATTATGCGGCAAGTTTACGTCTACCGCCAGAGATAGCAAGCAGGTCTTTTTCCATGTTACGAGCAGTTGTACGAGAAGTAATCATCAAGTCAACAAACACGTTATGCAGATTCCTAAAATGTTTCTGCCCTTGTTCGTCAACACGATACATTTCAATTCCTAACTCTTGAAGTTGTTGTAATGCTTTTTTACTATGAATTGATGAAAATAACGATTTCAGGGCATTACCGACTTCTGCACCGCTTCGTCCAGTCGCTTTAATCATGGCACTAGCCAATGCGTTTGTGGTATCAAAGTCAACACCTACGGCTTTTGCCGCTGCGCCTGTTCTTGACAATGCTTCTGCCAAATCTGTTGCACTAGATTGTGCATTATGGGCAATCTTCGTCCACGAATCCACTACATGATTAGCAAATTCAACGGCTTCACCCTGCTTTTGGAAACTCATAATAACGGATTCAACTGCTCTATTGGCAAGTCCAATATCCATATTATCAGCTACAGCCAATTTAGCAGTAAGCCCCGTCAATTTCATAACGGTGTCCAAATCTTTGTAGCCACGTCCCCATAAGGTCTTTATTGTTACTCCTTTTCTTAAAGAAAAGTGGGTATGTCATTTCTGCATACCTCCACGCTTTTTGGGGCTTGGAAAGTTATATGCGTGGAACGGACTATACCATTACCGTCAGCAACACCTGTTACGGTAGGGATATGGTAGTCTCTACGAGTCTATGTTTTCTGCTATTAGGGAAAATTATGCCATTTGTCAAGTAAGTCCAGTTTTTATGGTTTCTAATTCCTGCTATGCAAGAAAGAGAAACATTGTAATCATTAGCTACCTGTTTAGTAGGTACACCACTAAGCAACAAATCAATGATATGTTTTACATCATCCTCTGTAAATTTTGCTTTAGGGTGTTTTGCTCCTGTGAAATCAGCATGATTTTCTCTCATTTTCTTTCGCGTTTCAGAAGAATGATGCTTTCCAAAAAATGGATTTAATTCTCCACATTTACCGAACATACCGTTTCGTTCTCCTGATACTTTACCTTTTAACGCTTTAGAAATTTTAGCAAGAGTTTCTTTAGTGTGTTTTTTACCATAGAAGCCATTACCTTTACCAATGGAATGTATTTTTCGATACTCACTCATTTTCTTTCTTGATTTCAAAGTATGGTGTCTACCTAACATGGGCTGACCACCTGCTTCACCTAAATTATAGCCTTTGTTTCTATCTAATGCTTGCAATTCATTGCACCAAAATATTTCTTTCTCGTTTAATTCTTCAATAGAACAAGTTTCTATAACTTCATAAACAAATGATTTGTCACCATACTTATTATAAGCCTTTTGTAATTTATCGTTCTCATGTGTACCTTTACGCAAGCCTCGTTTATGTTCAGCCCATCTTTTTTTCACATTGCGACTTTGCCCAACATAAACCATTCCATTTTCTGTATTAGTAATTTTATAAATTCCTATGATGTTCATACTTAAAACCTCCTACGATTATCTTATCAAATTCCGCAGGAGTTGTGGGTATAAAACACTAAATATCTTAACATAGTTTCTCTCGGTATTATCCGCTTTCCTACGGACTTCCACCGATATGAATCCCTGTTCGAGATACATTTCTGTATCAAGCGGCAAGTTTTAGTTTACCGGCTTTAATAATTTCATCAACGCTATGCCCATATTGTTCTGCAATGCCGATAAAATCCTGCATTGTTCTATTAAGAACTACTTGATTGGAATTTACATCATGGTTTACTTGTCGCATTGCCGCCATCTGCTTTTCAACATCAGCAATGGTACTAACTATGTTAGCAGGTATACCAAAAGTAACACCTATAGCCGCCGCACTTGCCATCCACGTTAAATGGTGTCTAATGGACTTTAGCATATCGCCCAATTTACCAAACTGTGAAACGTATTCTTTATAGGTCTGATTTCCTAATGGATTGGCAAGCGCAGGAGTTGCGCCCAATGCCCTAAGTTCATTAGAGAAAGCTGTCAATCGTCCTTGTAAACGGATAAATACGGCTTCACTCATTTTGAGATTAGCCTGTATATACTTGTTTACTTCCTCATACGCGACACGATATTGTGTCTGCAACTGCTGAATACGCCTAGTGTTCGCAACCGCATTTGCTTGTTGCGCCCTACTAACCTGTTCTTCGCCTTGAATCCTAGAACGAATTTCACCTTCGAGAATCCTTGAATTTTGCCGCATAAGATTTTGTTCATCTTTAGCGGCTTGCTTCATATCTTTAGCACGTTGTTTAGCGGCAATATCCGATTGATTCAAAACGTTTTTATAACGTTCTTCTTCTTGCCGCAATCGTTGGACATTAGCAGTAAGTTCAGCTACTTTTGCCTTTTGTTGTTCAATGGCTTGCACCATAGCCATTTCATCACGATTGTTGGTCAAATGACCAACTGTGGTGCTAGAACCTCTTGAACGTATTGCTTCAAGTTCCCTCTGCATACGTTCCTGTTCCTGATAGGCTTTCTGCATTTCCTTGGTGGCTTCATTAATCTGCTTGGTGTAGCTTTTGAATCCGTCACCTGCTTTTTTTGGTGCGTCACCCAATCCTTCAAAGGATTTTTTGAGTTGGTCAACGGTAGCTTTAAGCTGTTCAACCATAGTGGTATTTATGCCACCCATAGTCTTGTTCAGATTGTCAGCCATCACTTTTGTAGTGGCGTTGACAAAATCAGACATTGCGTCAAACTGCGTTTTTAACTGCGAATAATCAGCCGTGACAACTACTTTGTATTCACCTAACGAGCCTACATCAGCCATGATTATTTACCCCCTTTCTTTTTCTGTGAAGGTAACACTCTTAATCTTCTCCGTGGTTTCTTTTGCAGGTTGTTAATATTCACGCCAAAGTCAGCGCAAAGGTTATTTAACTGTGTACGTTCAAAGTTCCGCTTATCTTCCTCACTTGCAAAGGTCTTAGGCTTGGGCGTGGGCAGTCTGTCAGCCGAAGAAGCCGAAGAACTGCCACCACTTGCCCCTGCCTGTGCCTCGAAGTAGGCCTTGATAAGCATACCCGGCGGTGGACATTTATGGAGATATTCAAGATGCGCAAACAGCCGTTCCATGTCAAGTTTTTCGTCAACATATTCTTCGTCATAACCGAAGTTAGCAGCCATTTGCGGATAAATGTCAAACCAGCTTAGTTCTGGTTTTCCTTCTTCTCCACAAACGCCCTCAATGCGTTTTTTTGTGCTTCGGCAATACGCTTATTCATTTCTTCGGACTGAGAAATAAGATACTGGAACAAGGAGAACAGAGTCATAATGTCCTCACAGCCATCTTCCACCACATCTTCATCAATCTGCGGATAGTTCCTGCCCAGAGCCATAGTAACAAGGCTTACAAGGTCGCTGACACTTTCCTGACTAACTGCAAAGGTGTTGTCCTCATTCATCTTCAAGAATTCCTGCTGAATCCGCTGAATCTTTGCGCTTGCGTCCCCCTTGGAGAACGCCTTAATCGGGAGTGGCGGCAGTACATATGTTTCGCCGCCTAATACAATATCGACACCATTAAATTTTACGTTCTGTTTCTTTGCCATGATATATTACCAACCTTTCTTAATTGCAAAAAATTGCCCCCCACACCTTGCTAGGAATGGAGGGCAGTTTTGAGAGGAATATGAAAAATGACTTACTCGGAGAGGTAAATGTGACCAACTACGTCTGCCGCATCGGAGAAAGCGGAGAACGAGAAATCAGGAATTGTGAAGTCCTCGTTCTTGAAATTCATCGTCAGCTTTTCAGAGGTGCAGTTGTTCAGCACAACCGTAATCGGGTTGCCATCAAGGGCGGCGTAGAACTCAACTTCAAAGACAGGTGCAGTACCCATCATTGCGTTCTTGATTTCTACGCTCTTGCCGGTGTTTACGGTGTAATCATACTGATATTGTACCGCCAAACCTGCATCAGCCGGAGCAAACACAATTTTCAGTGCGCTGCCCGGCGTAGAGGGAGTCGGCGTACCGCTGTTGATAACGCCCGTACCCGTTACCGTGATGGCACTCGGCGTATTGCCGCCACCTGCGCTGTTTTCAGTCAGCGTGAAATCCGTTGCCGTATACGTTGCCGTGTAGTTGGCATTGATAACCGCGTCACTGTTAATCAGCGTAACAAGGTTGACAATGGACTGTGCGATAGTCGAACCAACCTCAAATTCGTTTACACTCGGCGCAGAAGCTACAGCCGTAAAAGTCTGCCCTTCAACCGTTACCGTATCACCTGCCACAAAGTTAGTGGTCAGTGCATAGGTGCAAGCACCTGCAACAGCAGCATTGCCATCATCAACGAAGTAAGTACCGCTTACAGTCGGCGTAGTCTGTACTTCGGTCATGGGAACTTTGGTAGTACCGCTTACGTTGTACACTTTCAATACCTGATTGAGTGCTGCGCCAGTCGGCAGGTCGATAACAACTTCACCGTTATCCGGCACAGTAACATTGAACGGTTCAGCTACTTTCAGTTCACCATTGCTGATAGAGCCGTTCAGCACGATATTGAGTGCTTCGGCTTTGATGTCGGCATAGGTGGCTTTACAGTCAACCTTACCTTTTGCACGAGCAATCTTCACAGGGAACTGATTGCGTCCGTACAGTTCCTTCTTATCGAAGGAGAAATCTACGTTACAATCCTGCAACGTGCCGAACTCTACGCTAGAGCCATCAGGGAATTTAGCGAACAATGCGCCAACACCAAACTGATACATTTGTATTCACTCCTTTATTCAAATTCAAACATCATCATGGAATCGTATATAATACGCCAATCAGTCATAAAAAAGTAGGTTCGCGACTGTGCTTCATAACACGGACAACGCGAATCTACTACTCTGCACATATCCACCTCTGTGACTTGTCTGCCTAAGACTCTATCATCAGAAAGCGTGGATATTACCATGTTCATAAGGTAAGCAACATCATCAACAACCGAAGAATTATCTTCATCATAGGCTTTTATCCAGCCGTGAATGAAGTAATGCCCTTCTTCGTGTCCTGTTTTGTTCTTTAGCCGTATGCCATAGTCACGATAGATGGTAATACATGGATAAGTGGCATTGTCAGGTTCTTCCAAATATCTGGGATAGATAAGAGGTTCGCCATCTTTCCACTTGTCCCAATTTACCAACGTATCATTGTTAAGCAAATGAGAACGCAACAACGCAATGATAGGGTCATAAGTTAATAGTTTTCGTGCCATTACTTACTCCCTCCCATCAAGATTGTTGCTAAATCATCTTTGCTTTCTCTAAACGCCCTCTGAATGAATGGGCGTGGTCTTTGTTTTGGTTTCCCTTCAATGAGGTTTCTGATATGCCTATTGTTATCAGGAACACCAACCGCAACATTGGTTTCCAAGCCGCCATTGTCCATACTCATTTCCATACGAATATCATCGTACAGAATACCACTTTGACGATGGACTAAACCATCATCATTATGTGGTTCAAAGTCTGTGGGATAACGCCTTGCATATGGATTGCGTGGGCTATAATTGTCCAAATCTTCCTGTGTGTGGTCAGTAAGACTAGCACGAGCCTTTACACACTCTTTCAAGTGGTTTCCTGCTACCGACATTCTTTCATTCATCTTCGCAATGCTATCAAGCATAGCACCGTTAAGATTGGCAAGAACGGTATTCAGCCCTTCAACGTGACTCATACTACTTCACCGTCCCACTCTGCATACGCACCTCAATGTGAGGGAGAATCCGATAATAATTGCAGTCAAGCACTTTGTACTTAATGCCTGTGGCTTCATCAGTTACAATGTCATTCGCCCTTATGTCCGTGTCCAACTCCACAAACATGACGTGATAGCTAATAGCTGTCTGCCCTTCTTGTGGCACAACAACTACGCCATCATCATCTTCTATGTAGCATGGGTGGTTTTCATAAAGCGTTTTCGTCACCATCTTAACCGCACCTGTGGGAGTCTTGTTCCCTTTTTCGGTACGCTGAATGGTGCAACGGTCTTTAAGCAACATCATAACCAATCACCCCTAACACGCACATAGCCACCGCCATCAAGCAGTGCCGCCGCATTAGCAGGTACGCCCTGTTTATTCAACATTGCATTAGCAGAAAGTGTGCCACGTTCTATCTTCAATTTGCCCTGCTGTAGCACTTTCAGCCCACTCATATTGGTATCAGCCGTGACAAAGTAATCGTCAAGACTTGGAATAGCCATAAGAGCCGTAGCCTGTACCAAATCAGCCGGATAATCACCGTCAGCAAATCCGTAATCGTAGTCCAACTCTGTGAAATATTCGCCCATAGGTGCATTGGTAGAACCAATAATAACCGCACCGCTAGGCATATACACAAGGTTTTCAATCGTATACGACACAGGATTCTGTGGATTGATGGAGAAGAACGTAACACTATTGACCGCACTTACAGTCAGATTCCTCGGAAATATCTTTGCGATCCCATCTTTGATTCTGATAAGGTGCTTTTCCTTTGCCCCTTCGTGTCTTGTGAACGATTGGTGGCAGTAGCTTTCAACTTTCGCACTCGCTATTTCGCAAATATGTTCCAGTTTCGGCACATCAGAATCCGTAATGGTATAGCCGAAGGTTCTTAAATCATCAACGCTACAATAAGCCATGAGAATCAACCCCCTAGCTTAATGTGTTCTTTTGCCTGTTTAACGTGTTCGGGCTTTACCCTTACAACGCCATCCACAATCTCATAAGACTCACCGCCGATAAACAGTCTGCCCTTCTTGGCAAAATGTTCAAGAGCGATAAGCCCATCAGATTTCTTTTCTTCCTGTACGGCTTCTGCCGTAGCAGTTTTCTTAGGTCTTGGCATATTCACCCCTCCTTTTGCCTAAGATGAAAGGGCAGGTGTTATCCTGCCCCTAGTCTTATGCTATTTGATTAGGCAATGCCCGGTTTAACGTTGGTGATGATTGCCTGACAAGCAGGGAAATAATGCTTCAACGCTTCGTAGGTACGAATTTCAAATTCATACTGCGGAGTGGTCATAGCATATTCGAGCTGTCTGTAATCGTAGCCACATTCCATTTCCAGAACAGACGGAATGTTTGCGTTAGGATAAGGAACGCGGTCACACATCACGACCATCGTGCCATTCGGCAGCCACGGATGAACGTCAATGATTACGTTCTCACCGCCGTAAGACTTATTGACATAACGGCGAACCATGTAGTTACCCGTGATGTCGTTCTTTTCGGTGTTGTTCACGAACAGAGTCGGTGCGCCCTGATTCTTAACGATTGCAGAAGTAATATCCTTTGCAAGCTGTTCAGAAACCAAATAGCGCGTAGCACCATTCTTGAACTGGTTGAACAGGCGGCTGTTGATTTCATCAAGTTCAGCGATACCACCTGCGGTTGCCGTAAGCTGGCTGTTGCCAAGGTCATAATACAGACCGCCGCCGTTGATAATCTGCGGAATGATACCGTCAAATGCCAACGGGTCGCCAGAACCATCAGCCGTAGGAGCAGCAGAACCACCTGCAACAATATCAGTGAGGTGTACTGCGGAGTTCGTGGTCACAATCTGCAAGGTTTCGCTACCTGCCGTACCTACGAACCATGCGTAAGCAAGAGCACCACGAACCGGCGTTACAGTTGCGTCAATAGCTTCGCCTGCGGTAATAGCTACCGTAGCGGCGGTGCTTGCCTCGGTCACGCCATCATAAGCACCTGCGATAACCTGATTGTTGGAGTCCGTTGCAGGAATAGCCAAACCAGTCATGTTGGCAATCTGCATATTGGTAACAACGCGGTTAGCAGCTACAAGCGTCAGAGCCGCAACCTTCACGCTGTAAGAACCTGCCGTAATCGTGCTTGCCGTGTCAGCTACAGCACTTGCAGTCGGCGTAGCAACCGTACCAAGAGAAGCCGTATTACCACCAAGGATAATCTTTTCTTCTTCGGTCATTACACGGAGAAGCAGGTTCGTAGCGGAAGTAGCCTTAACGTCCTGAAAGTTGCGCCCTGCGGCTTCGGCTTCGAGCGTTACGCTGTCCTGCAAGCCGATAATCTTGAAGGCAGCCAGCTTATCTTCAACGGTGTATTTCATGCCATTACCGCGTGCACCTTCAATAGCCGTAGCTTTGCCTGCGGCGTTCACCTCAGTGATGGCTTTCCAATGGGTGCTAGTACCCGTGGTAGAAATCTTACGCGGAATGATGTTGCGCAACGGAGAAGCGAAGGGAACTAACTGTTTAGCAGGTGCGGAGAGGTTATACCCAGTAAGGCCGACACCAGTCTGAATTGCTTTTTCAAGAGTCTGCGAATCCTTCACACCTTCAACGGTTTTCTGCAAGGATTCCTGCGTGGTTTCCATGATAGACATTTTCTGTCACTCCTTTATCCAAATACTTTCTTCATTTCGAGCTGTGCCAACTTCTTGCTGTATGCTTCTTTGAGTACAGCAGAGTCGGTTTCAGCAATCATTTTCTTCAACACATCGGTTTCGCTATTAGCAACAGGCAGTTTGCCCACATTGCCACCAATAGTCTTGTCCAATGCCATTGTGCCTGTAGCAACCATTGCACCACCTGCAACTGGTTCATTCTCCAACTTCTCAACCTGCTTTTTCAATGCCTCATTGTCGGATTTAAGGCCATCAAAAGCCTTCTTCAATTCGTCAATGACTCCCATTGCCTTTGCAAGTTCATCAGCCGGAGCGAACTTCTGCATAGATTCTGCTTCGGTTTCCACATCTTTATGTAAATCATTGTCGGCGGCGGCTTTTTCTGCCTTTTCGCCTTCAATGGCTTTAGCGCACTTATCGCAACTGCAATACAAGCCCTTCTCCACCATCTTGTGAAACAGCTTACCGCATTTTTCTCTGACGGAATCATCGGCTTTATCCATTGCCTTGCAGACAGCCTCAAAAATATCTTCCTTCTGGCAGTCAGCCTTGGTCATTTCCTCGGCTTCAACGGCTTTATCTGCCTTGCGCCAACCTTCGGGAATCATATCTTCTGCGCCCAATGCGCGTGCACGTCTGCAAATGAAGTCAATAGCGGCTTTCTTATCCTTTGCCTGCCCTGCCAAATGGATAGCGTTCTTCAAATCTTCTTTGTTCTCGATAGGGAACGAACCATCAGGCATTGCCTTGCCTTCTTCAGCAAGTTTCTTGCGTTCTTCTGCGGTGAAGTCACGCTTCTTGCACTCCTTGTCGCAGTCGCAATCATCGTCTTTATCATCTTCTTCGATTTCGTCTTTGACTTCTTCTTCCTGCTTAGAGTCAATCTCTACGGAAGTCTTTTCAACCTCCGGCTTCGGTTCGTCCTTCGGTTCAATTTCTACAGCGGTTTTCTCAACCGTTTCAGTCTCCACGGCTTTTTCAACCGTTTCAACCTGCGTTTCTTTTTCTTTATCCACGTTGCTTACCTCCTTTTTGTTAAAGGTTTTTTCTTCGGTAGTACCGTCAGCCTTGACATACATAATAGTTGCCGTGGGCACTGCTGGATTATCCACGATGGAACACTCTGACGGAATAGCCGTGTAATGCGTTATACCGCTTTCATCTTTCCATTGCTTACCATAACTGCCGCCCACGCTTACACCCGTGTAATAACCTTCTTTGATTTCCTCAAAGAGTTTATCGTCACTAACCTTAATGCAAACGTCAATGGCTTTATCTACATCGTTAAAGACAAGTGGTTCAGCAATTTTACCGCCAACACGCTTACTGTCATGCTGAACTCTAATGTTTCCGTATGACTTGCCGTTTGTTCTGGTGGCAAAATCATTACTCCACTTCTCAAAATATGGCTTAGATGATTCATAGTCCATGATTTCATTGGCTTTATCAAGGACTTCTTGCGTTGCTCTTGCATAGACCAACTTCTGTTCTTCGTCAATCTTAAAAAGAGGAATACTCATATTGAATCCCATAATCTCACCACCTTTCATAAACAATTAGTTAATCACTCACAACAATGTTTTCTTTTTTGTCATATACATCAATGTATGTTTCTTTTTTATCCCCATTATAGGTAAGTTCAAAAAAGAGCATATCGTTGGCAGACGTAGCAATCAAAGCCTTGTAGTTTTGAAGTGTTTTACAAGACCAAACAATAAACACATCGTGTATTGTCAATTTTTCCCCATCTTCAATGTTTTTATGATAATAATTCAATACAAGACTTTTGAAATAATCTAATTTATTCATTCTTCGTCAAAACCTCCCCACGCTTCAACAAATTCTTTGCCTATAGGATGGAATTGCCTAATACAGTTTGGGTGCTGTAACGGATTTTCTCTAGCGTGCTTTACACTCCACACAGAGCCGTTAGCTTCTGCACAGTCTGCGTCCCACCTAATACCATCTGTTACATAAACCGCAACTACTTCATCGGTCTTTTCAGCCAAATCTGTTACGATTTCATTTTGCAAAGAGTGAAACTCTGTATCAGCAATAATCTTTGCCCGATTAGTAGACAATGCGTAATTTTCTTTGAGTCCTGTTTTTATATCATCAATCGTTTCCGATTGCATAAACATATTGCCTAGCTTTTCTTCCGTCACACGGTTTAATTCCTTGTTCAAGAAGTCCATGCGGCTATTGATGTATTCATCGATAACTTTCTTGCGCTGTGCCTTGGTTACTTTACCGCCAATCTTACGAATTTCGCTTACTGCCTGTTCAACGGCTACATTCGCATAGTTTTTGAGAACGCCACGCATTACATCATCAATTTTCTTGCGATAGTCTAAATCCCCTAAGAGAATAAGCAAAAGCAGATACTTTTTAGCACTCCCTTGCGTATTCAATTCTTCTTCATCTAGGTCGCTAAGATTATCAATGATTTCCTGCATTATATCGTCAAAAACAGATTGTATTTCTTCTTCGCTTTCCTTCTTGGCGGTATCAACTTGTAACTCCCACATAGCAGAATCAAAAATATCGTCAATATCAGCAACATTGTCAGCCTTTTCAAGCCGTTCATAAATCGAATCACGAACTTCAAGCGGAATTACCTCTGTTTCAAACTTGCGTTTTCCGCGACTCTTTTTTTTTAGACGATTAAGAACGTACTTACGAAAGTCCCTCATTTCGTTCTGTAAGGCTTTCTGCGCTTCTTCTTTATCCTTTGCAGGTTCTTTATCGTCCATCGGTTTATCCTGCCCCTCTGCGCTATCCTGTGGCGTTTCAGAGCGTCTTGCTTCACGGATTTTGTTCTCTAGGTCTGACTGATTGCCAGCCTGTACATTGCCATACTGCAACGCTTCAATCTGTGCCTGTGTTTTAGCTTTGATATATTCCTCTGTGAGAAGGATAACATCATTACCAACCTTGACCATTGGCGGTGTTCCGTCTGGCATACCCGTAATCGGTGGCATACCACGCTGACTACGAACTTCATCAATCGTCAAGATACCACTCTGCACAAATTCAACATCACGCTTGATAGACATAGCCGCATCCTCTCTCTTTTCGCCGACATAAGCGAATTTTAGGTGCGGATAGCCTAAATCGTTCTGAATAATATCCGTGAACCATTCGTTCAAGAAGTTTTCAAGCGGTGCAAGCCCTAATTCGGTCTGCTGTTCATCCTGCAACTGCCCTGTACTGCGGTTCATCATCATAATGAACTGCTGCGGATTTACGCCAAAGGCAATGGCTACGATACGAGCAATCCACTCATCGTATTCAACGTCGAATTTGTGCTCCTTGGTAGCCGTGTACTTGCCTTTGGGCAGGAATTTCAGCTTCATGCGTTCTTTGAGCCGCCCACTCATTATATCGTTATAAAGAGTAGCAAACTGCTCTATCTGGTCGGGTGTCATATCCTCCTTATCAAAGGTGAAAATGCCACCGTCTGGTGTTGTGCCATCGGTATAATACGCAAGGTTCACGCTGTCACGCCGTAGAGCAATGTTAATCTTCATCAAAATGTTTTCAATCGGTGAAGTGCCGTAGCGTGAATACG